AGCCAGAAAATAAACTGCCAATCATTCCCGTAACGCATCAGCAATACGCTGAAGCAGCAGGAGTAGCAGATAGCGATTTTGGTTACATGGACTATATTTTTAGCCATGAATCAGGTTGGTGCGTAATGAAGTGGCAAGGTGAAATAGGATACTGTCCTACGTCTTATACGGACTATGGAAGCACAACTGACGTAACCGAAGGGTATGGATTATGTCAAAGCACTCCAGCCATTAAGATGGAATCAGCAGGTAGTGATTGGCGTACTAACGAAATCACACAAATAAAGTGGTGTAACGCATATGCAATGAGTCGCTACGGATCATGGGCAGCTGCGTACGAACACTGGATAAACAATCATAATTGGTAGTTGCACATATAAGCATAGAGGTATAGAATAGTAGCTAACTATTTGTACCATGAAAACGAATAGAAAACACCCGCATAAACGGGTGCTTGTACCATGAGTAATTTCATTATACAAGATAATTCGAGTAAGCACAAATAGTATTAAATACTTTTACATAATAGTTCACAGCACTATTCAAAACTGATATACAACTTCTAGCTGAGGGTAGCGAGTTAGTGTGTAGAAATCCAGGCTCTGATTCCGACGCCAATAGTCAACCTGGTCAACTGCTAGGGTAATTAGTGGATAGCAATAAAATAACGAAGCTAGTTACTCTAACAATACACATTAAAGAACCACTGTATTAAAGTAAAAGTTAAACCTGAGATATTCCCTAGTAGCATGAGGGTAGGGCGTCTCTATGGTATAATGCAAATAATGTGGCAAAGTTCTAATCCTGAACAACGAATAGAAGATGATCTAAAGACTATTATAAGTTTATTAAGAGAGATTGTAGATAAACTAAATGGCAACTCTTAAACAAAAGAAAGCAGCCGAATTTATAGCAAAAGGAGACAGTGTTTCCAAAGCTATGAAGAAGGCAGGATATACTGAAGCTAGTGCTAAAAACCCACAGTATTTAACTAAAAGTCAGTCTTTCTTAGAAATTATGGAAAAGTATGGAATTACTGATGATAAGTTATCCACAGTTCTTAATGAGGGTTTAGCCGCTACCAAAGCAGTAGTTATGGGTACTAAATCAGAGGAATCATTTGTAGACATACAGCCAGACTTTGCAATACGACACAAGTATCTTGAAACAGCCTTGAAGCTAAAAGGACACACTAAGGAATCCACAACCAATAACATTACTATCAAATACAAACCATTGTTAGGAGGGGACAGTGTTCGAGCGAACAACAGCAACAAACAAATTATTGACATTGACCCAGAGAATTAGAGGTGTAGCTGGTGGTACTTCTGCTGGTAAGACAATATCAATTCTTCAGATACTTATAGACTATGCTTCTTGTAATGGACATAAACCAGACAACTATGACGATAACTTTCCTTTCGTTGAAACACAGCCCAAACTTATATCTGTAGTCTCGGAATCATTCCCACACCTTCGTAGGGGTGCTATCAGGGACTTCATTAACATTATGGCAGATAGAGGATACTACGTTGATGCTGATTGGACTAAGACAGAGTTTACTTATACGTTTCCCAGTGGTTCAAAGATTGAGTTCTTTTCGGCAGATCAACCAGGTAAAGTTCGTGGACCACGACGTGATGTGCTATTTGTAAACGAAGCTAACAACATTGACTATGAATCATTTGACCAGATGCGTGTTCGTACTCGTGATGTTATATGGCTAGACTGGAACCCAACAAGCGAGTTCTGGTGGTACTCCGAGATAGTTCCTAACTATGACCATGATTTCATTACGCTAACCTATTTAGATAACGAGGGATTGAATCAAAGCATTATAGACGATATTGAATCCCACAAACATAACAAGAACTGGTGGCGTGTATATGGTCTCGGACAGCTCGGAGAAGTTGAGGGCAAGATATATTCCAACTGGGCAATTATAGACAACGTACCTCACGAAGCTAAGTTAGTACGTCGTGGGCTAGACTTTGGGTATTCTAACGACCCAGCAGCGCTTATAGACGTGTATTACTACAATGGTGGCTACATACTTGATGAACGCTTGTATCGCAAAGGCATGAACAACAAGCCACTGGCAGACTTTATTAACAACTTAGAGTTCCCAGAAACGCTTGTAATAGCAGATAGTGCCGAGCCTAAGAGCATAGATGAGCTAAGACTGTACGGATTGAACATACTACCAGCAGAAAAAGGTCCAGGAAGTATCAAGCAGGGTATAGATACTGTTCAGTATCAGCGCATCAGCGTTACAAAGCGTAGTGTGAACACAATTAAAGAATACCGAAACTACATGTGGATAACCGACAAGGACGGCAAAATACTTAATCAGCCAGAACCAGGCAACGACCACAGCATGGACGCATTACGATACGCTCTTGCATCTCTGTTGAAACACGATACATCATCAGCTGGTATAATAGACACAACACCATTACCTGACCCGTACTTACAAACGTTCAAGGTCAATCAAGATGGCACAAGTACAATGACGCATGATATTGGTAGGGCAATAAGAGAAACGGAGTGGCAATGACATATAACATAAACCACGCAGACATCTTTGAATGGGCTAAGAACTACAAAGGTGAGCCATTTGACGCTGTATTATGCGACCCACCTTATGAACTAGGATTTATGGGTAAGAGTTGGGACAGCACTGGTATAGCGTTTAACAAAGATATGTGGGAAGCAGTATTCAACATACTCAAACCAGGTGGACACCTTCTAGCGTTCTCGGGCTCAAGAACTTATCACCGAATGGCAGTAGCAATAGAAGACGCAGGATTTGAGATACGAGATATGATTGAGTGGGTATATGGTTCAGGATTCCCGAAGTCGCTAAATATAGGCAAGGCAGTGGATAAGATACAGGGTAATGAGCGAGAAGATTTAGGAGAACATATACAGAATAAAACGAACCCAGATTCTAAGAATAGAAGCTGGCAGTCAGAAGACGGTGTAGGTAATAAGTGGAATCTCTCTAAAGGCACATCACCCTACGAAGGCTACGGCACAGCTCTTAAACCAGCCCATGAACCTTGTGTACTAGCTAGAAAACCTATTGAGGGAACAGTAGCTAACAACGTCTTAAATCATGGTACTGGTGGGTTGAATATAGATGGCTCACGAATTACAAGCGAACTACCAGAGAATAGACAGCGACATGGTGGGGGGCTACACTCAGACAAAATAGGACAGCTTGACCCCAAAGCAATAAGCACAATGCCATCGGGTAGATTCCCCGCAAACCTTATCCACGATGGCTCTGATGAAGTAGTAGGGTTGTTTCCTGATACAAAGGGTCAGTATGGGGGCAAGGGTAAAGCAGCCAACAGTAAGTCTGGTAAGTATGGGTGGAATAATAGCAAAGAAGAAGTAAACAATAGGGGTGCTACACAAGGCATAAGTGACTCTGGCTCAGCCGCTCGCTTTTTCTACACAGCTAAAGCCTCTAAGAGTGAACGTAATGCAGGGCTAGAGGGGTTTGGCGACAAGGCAACACATAGATTCGGTGCAGGAATAGGCGAGGGTTTAGACCCAAACGCACCAAGCTATGACAAAAACCATCACCCCACAGTGAAACCCCTATCCCTAACTAAATACCTAGCTAACCTAATCAAACCACCAACAGGAGGTAGACTACTTGTACCCTTTAGTGGTAGTGGTTCAGAAATGATAGGAGCATTACAAGCTGGCTGGGAACACGTTGAGGGTGTTGAACTTACCGAAGAATACATACCGATTGCAGAAGCTAGAATTAAGTATTGGACGAGCATAATAGAAACAGAAAGTGAGCAGGTAAGTTTGTTATGAAAGTAGTAACATTCTATATATACAGCGCAGTGCTGCCAACAAATGAGCTAACACTTTATCGCTGCGTTAAGTGCAGTAGACCCATATTCAAAGCAGGTGGAGACGCTATGGTAATCTCCAATGCTAAGACACCGAACTTTGATCCTAGCTTATCTAACAAGGGATACTTTGAAATCATGTGCCATAGTTGTAAAACTGAGTATAAGGTTTTATGGCAATAATGATGTATAATGTAGTCAGGCAAACACTAAAAGCCCCAATTGTTCTTGGGGTTATTTTTAATTAGAGGACATTATGGCACAAGACCAATTTAGCTCGGCATCACCCAAACTCAGCGACATGCGTGTAGACAATATAAGCGAACAACTGGGCGTAATTGATTCATTACCAGCGCTTAATTTAGACATACCAGACAACGAACTTATTAAGAATCTTAACTATCGCATTGAAGATAGTCGTGGCTACTGGGATCAACCACAAGGCTTTAACCTAAAGCAGGCTCGTGCCAACAACTCTAAACTCTTAGTAGGTAAAGAACTAGAAACAACTACGTTATATCGCTACCAGAAGATGTATGTTGAGAACCAAATCTTTGTAGCTAATGAATCTATCATTGCTTACCTTACACAGAACCCAGCAGTACCAGAAGTTATGCCAGCACAAGACAGCATTACATCACGTAAGCTCGCTACTGACATGGAAAAGGTACTAAAAGCTCACAGCCAGATAGTAAACTTAGACAGAATTGTTGACACAATGGCAAGAAACTTACTTAGTAAGCGTATTGGTATAGTGTATTGGGAGTTTGACCCTAACTATGGCGACAATGGTGAAGTAATCCCTCACGTTGTAGACCCAGAGCATGTGATACTTGATAAGAACTGCCCACTTGGCGGCAATCCAGCGTTTGTATGCCATGTACTCAAGTATTCCGTAGAAGAACTATGCTACCGATACCCAGAAAAAAAGAAACAAATCTTTGATAAGCTCGGTATCCAGCGTGGTACTCCAAAGCAAATGACTAAGGTTATAGCTGTACGACGTGTATGGCTGACATATTACAAGAATGGTGAACCTATTGAAGCGTGTGTAACGTACTTTGGTGACCTAGTTCTCGGTAAGTACAAAGACCCTAACTGGAACTACGCTAAGGGCAAAAACTTCCTACGCTCTCACAAGAAACCATTTACATTTCTAAACTACATTAACGATGGCCAGCATCTTATTGACATAACTACTCCTATTGAGCAAGCTAGCCCAATGCAGGAAATCCTCAACAAGCGAACACGACAAATTACTGAGAACGCTGACAAAGCTAACGGCACACTTGTTATATCTACCTCATCAGGACTAACCAAAGATGACTTGCAGAACTGGACAGGTGACCCTAACCAAAAGCTACTCATTAAGACTGGTGGCCAATCTGTTGAACAACTTGTGTATCAAGTACCACCACACGACCTACCAGCATGGGTTATTAACGACAAGGTAGACGCTCGAACACAAATCTTAACTATCATGGGAACTCCAACAGAGTTTACTGGTACGGAAGATGGCACACAGGGCGAAGGCTCACTTGGCCAATCAATGATGAAGAAGAACCAAGCTAGTGGCCGACAAGACTTGATACTTCGTGGTATCCATAATTTCCTAAACGAATACTACAACCAGCTCGTACAGATGATGGCAGTTTGGTATGACAAAGACCACTTCTTTGTATATAACGGTGGCGATGGTGACTTCGATTACATTACTATTAACCGAGATATGATTGAAGATGGCCTAGCTGTCAATGTTAAGGCTGGCATTGGTGCTGGTTCAGACAAGGCACGACAAGAAGCTATTGCACTACAACTACTCAAGATGGATAAAATATCTATCCTTGACGCATACAAAGACCTACACCTTGAAGGCGCACAGAACCGATACGACAACTATGCTAAAGAAAAGGCTGACCCAATGGGCATGGCACGTGACGCTATGGATCAAGTATCCGATGGCCGAGCATTTGTTGATTTCACTAAGATTATGAACGGTGTTGATGTTAAAGACTTTACTGACCGCTCTAAAGAATATGTACTTACAATGCGCAAGCTCATGCTAACTGATGAATTCCTTGACGCAGACGCTAAGAAGCAGAACCGATTACTCAAGTTTGTTAAGAAGGTACTCGATAACGTAGAACGACGTTACGCACTAGACCAAGCTACACAATCTCAAGGCGTTGAAGCATTAGACCCAAGCAAACCATTCCCACCACTTCAGCCGTTTAACCCACAGACACAAATGGGACAAGGACAACCTGGTTCAATGGCACCTGGTGGCGCACCTGCTCCTGGTGGAATGCCTGCTCCTGGTGGAATGCCTGCACCTGGCGCACCTGGACAATTACCTCCTGGTGCCTTACCCGTTAGCGCACTACAACAAGGCGCACCTGGCGGAGCTATGCCTGGTGGTTTAACTGGCGGAATACCTGCACCACAAGCTGGAACTGGCCTACCTAATATGGCTAATCCTGGCGCAGCAGCTCCACAAAACCCCTCTCAACTACCTGTGGTATAATACAGACATATAACAAGGAGTTTAGCCCATGAACCCTACACTCGATAGCATTGTAGAGCAGGCACTTGCCGAAACAGAACCAACTAATCAGGAGGTTGTTAAAGATGTGGACGAAAGCACAGCTGAAGAAGAAGCAGTTGAAACGAATGACACAACTACAGAAACAAAAGAAGCTGACGAAGCTGCAGAATCTGAAGCAGATGAGACTGCAGAAACTAGCGAAGAAGCAGATGGTGAAGAATACACAGCTGACGATATAGTTGCTGATGAGGAAGAGGAAGTATACAAAGAACCTAAGGTAGAACAACCTAAGGAAGCGGCTACTAATCTATCCCCAGAACAAGCATACATATTTAATAACCTACCTGACATCAATGTTCAGGCGGCTGACGGCAAATACTACACGATTAAAGTACCATCACAGCTACCAGCAGATTTTGAGTTTGCTAACAAGCGTGAAGAGATTATCTTTAACCAAAATGTAGCTGCACAAGAACTTAACGCACGTGATTTACAAAACCAGTACAAGACACAAGAAACGCAACGACAAGGCACTGAGTTCCAAGAAAAGGTTAATGCAAGCGTCCGAAGCGACGTAGCTGAGTTGCAACGTGAAGGTATATTCCCTAAGTTCAAAACTCCAATTGACAGCCCTAACTTTGAGAAAGACCCAGCAGCAGTTGAAATGCAAGCAGTCCTTGACCTTATGGAAACACGCAACTCTGGTTATTTAGAGCAAGCACAAAAGGGTCAACCATTTAGGTTTGTTGGTTTTAAAGAAGCCTATGATATTTACACAGCACAGCAAGCACGAGCTGAACGACAAAGTAATGTCCGTAAAGAAGATAGCGCACGTAAGACTATTGCAAAAAAGTCTAGCAACAGCGCTGGAGCTTACGAACCAAGCATCGTTAAGCCAAGTGTACGACCTGGAACAACTACACGTGATCTATTAGCTGAAATAGACGCGATGGAATTTTAATATGAAAACTATACCATTAACTAAGGGTTATGAAGCAATAGTTGATGATGAAGATTATAAAGAATTGTCTAATTATAAATGGCAATATCATTATGGTTATGCAAGACGTGCTTCGTATGATGATAATGGTACTTTTCATTCTATATTTATGCACAGAGTTATAAACAAAACTCCTAATAATTACGAAACTGATCATATAAATAGAAATAGATTAGACAATCGTAAAGAAAATCTTAGAACAACTACCAAATTGGAAAATTTACAAAATAAATCCATATATTCTAATAATAAATCTGGTCATAGTGGCATAACTTATTTTTCTATTAAAAGTAAATGGAGGGTTAGAAAGCAAGTAAATAATAAATCAATTTTTGTTGGTTATTTTGATACACTAGATGAAGCAATTAAAGCAAAGAAAGAGAGGATAGAGTCATACATTTAAATTGGATACTATCAATACTAGCTATTATCGAAGAACGTGGTAAGCACCTTGCAGACGAGGAAGCTATATACCTTAGTGAAAAACTACCTTTAATGACACACCCACACCGTTACTTGGACGCAAAGGTAGCAGTACAAAAACTGCTTGATGAAGTTGGTCATTACAAGAGCAAAAAGTAACTCTCTTGCAACTCGTTACTATGTAATGTAAAATGTAACTAGGCAATTACAGCAGCCCCCTAAATCAGGGCTGTTTTTTATTTGCGATAAATAAATTAACAAGGAGCTATATATGGCTGGAATGGTATTTACCGATAGGGTTCAAGACATTACCTATCAAAAGATATTACCTTCGATTGTTGACCAGATCAACAACAGTAACATCTTCCTAGCTCGTGTTCTCAGCAAACCTGGAACATGGCTTGGAGTAACAGAAAACCAACCAATTGAGACTGCAAACAGTACAACTGGTGGTTCATTCAGCGGCATGGATACATTTCCTACGGCTGCAACAAACAATACTCGTTTAATGACATGGTATGTGTCAGCTTACGAGCAATCAGTTGTTGTACCTGGAATTGAAGCTGCTGTAAACGCAAACAACGAACGACAAGTTCTTCGATTGCTTGCAACTCGTATGGACGAAGCTAAAATCTCGGCTATGCAAAACATTGGTCAAATCTTCTACGGTCTTGGTGCTGGAAAAGACTTTGACGGATTAGGTAACATCGTAGATAACGGTACTTCAACCGCTAGCTATGCTGGTGTTACTCGAAGCGGTAACGCATTTATCAACGGTGACGTAACAGCTGTTACTAACGGAATCATTACTCTTGATTATCTATCAAGCGAATTCGACAACGTAAGTGCTGCTGGTTCTTCAAGCGAAAGCCCAACAATTGGTCTTACAACTAAGACTATCTGGACTTACATTGAAGGTCTTATTCAGCCAATGGTATCTGCACGATACGAAACTATGCAACTTCAGGGTTATGACCGCATCGACGGTAAAACTCCAAACGGTTCTGTAGTATCTGGTGCAAAGACAACTGGTATAGGTGGCTTCAACGCGTTAGTTTATCGCGCACGTCCACTTGTAGCAGACGACAATGCAACATCTCAGACGTTCTTCTGGCTTAACGAAAACTATCTTGAATTCAAGAGACTTATCGACTCAAGCCTACGTCAGATTCCTTCAACTGTTGAAGTTACTGAAGGTTTCTATAAGGACGTTCCAATGCCAAGTGCATTCCAATTCCGCGAAATGATCGCGCCTGTTAACCAGTACGGACAAGTTGGTCTCTTGCTCCTCATGGGTAACTTGATACATCGACAACCTCGACGTAACGGTAAATTAACTGGAATCACATCTAACTAAGGTTAGTAGAAAGGATTTTTTATCATGGACGTAGGTATTCGAACTTTAGCTGAGCAGGACATAAATACTCTTGCTACATCTCAACAAACACAACTTGGTGGCGTTGGCGTCACTGCTGATGGACGTCGTTTTCGCTACGTTTCTTTCGGTGGTGCTTCAACTATCGCACCAGGACAAGTATTAGTTGCTAACACAACTAATGTTAACTATCAGGGACTAACTATTCCAGCTGTTGGAACTGGTGGTCAAGTAACTGCTAACCTAGCTGTAGGTGCTACTTCAATTGTTATCACAAATGGTGCAACTGCAGTAACTGCTGATCAGTTCAAAGAAGGTTATCTTGAAGTATTAGTTGGTTCATCTGGCGCAAGTGGTGCTTATTCTTACAAAGTTAAGGGTAACTCAGCTGCTGCAGCTTCAGGTTACATCACTGTATACCTAAGCGAACCACTACGAAGCACAACTGCATTAGTAGCTGGTACAGATACTGTAAACCTTAACGTAAGTATCTATAGCTCAGTTGTAGCATCTGCTACCGCTGGTGTACCTGTAGGTCTTACAGTACTTCCTGTGCCTAACACTTCATCTGTTACTAACTACGGTTGGGTCCAAACTCATGGTCCTGCTGATGTTCTTAACGATGCTGGTGGTACTATCACCGTTGGTGGTGGTATAGCGCAGTCAGTAACTACAGCTGGTTCTGTTGTTGCATCAACTGCATCAACTGCTCCAATCATTGGTATCACTCGAAAAGCTATTTCGGCTTCAACAGTTGGTCCAGTAGTTCTAAACATTTGCTAAATTAAATCCTTTAAGGAGGGGTACTTATGGCAATTATCAATAAAAACCGCCTAGTAGAGAAGTACATACAAGTTATCCGTTTGGACGGCTTGAATACAAACAAAAACGTAAACGTTGGTATCGCAGCGGGTGGCTCAACAGCTACCCTAAGCGTTGGTACTGGTGGAATTAACACTACTGGAAGCGTATCTGCAGCATCTGTTGCAGGTTCAACTCCAATTAGCCATTCACCTGTCGCTGTCAACGCAACTGCTACAGCAACTGCAGCACAAGTTGCAACTGGATATATTACTTCCACTTCAGCAGCTGCAGTTGGTTTAACTTTACCAACGGCTACAGCTCTAGCTACACAACTAGGTGCAGTACAAGGAACAGTTTTTGATCTATATATAGATAACACAGCAGGTGCTAACACAGTTACTGTTACAGCAGGTTCAGGAATGACCGCTTCAGCAGTAGCACAGGTAGCAACTTATGGTGTACCTACATTTGGTCTTATGACTGTACCATCAGGTACAAGTGGACAAGGTTGTTTCCGATTTGTTTTCTCATCGGCTACAGCTTGCACATACGCTAGAGTATTCTAGTATAAAAATAAGGATTATATGCAACAAGCAGGGCGCGAACTCACCAGTATAGACTTACGTGTAGTCACCAATGACAAGCAGGACTTTTTAGGTTCTACTGGTCAAACAGGTGATGGACGGGTATTCCGATACGTTCAGAATGGGAGTGTTGCTCAACCTTCGGGTACCCTGCTTTGTACGCCATATACAACTAACTTTGTTGGTCTAACAGTTGCTGCAGCTTCTGCGACCAACATTGGTCAAAATGTATATGAATTAAAAGTACAATTAAATGGTACTGCAGTAGCCGCCAATGAACTTATGGACGGTGAAGTAGATATTTTGACTGGCACGGGTAAAGGTATTAGTTATCGAATACGTGGGAACAACGCAGCTGGAGCAAATGGTATAGTTACTCTTTCACTTTACTCACAGCTGCTATCTGCTGTTTCTGCTGGTTCGATAGTTAATCTTGGTTACAGTCTTTTTTATAATTTGACTACAGATGTTGCATCAGATCAAGTTGGTAGTAGCACTAATAAACACTTTGTTGGTGTCGTGAGCGCTCCACTTGGCGCTTTACAGTATGGCTGGATACAAACTCAAGGTCGTGGTTTAGTTTTTAGTGATGGCAAATATTATAATGGTACTTCAGTTGTATCGGGTGCTATTCCTAAAGGTTACTCACTTGTTCCTAGCAAATCTAATCCTGGACAAGTTACAGGCTCAAACCCTCTGTTAGACGCGGATAAGCAGCTTATTGGATATGGACTAGAAAATCCTTACACTACTGCTGCTGGTACATTATTTCCTTGCGACATATCTATTGAGTAACAGATACAAAAGGCTGCGATGTGTGGTCTTTTATGTCTGTGTGGTATAATGCTGGTAATGAACAGAGAAACTTTGGAACAGCTGAAAAGCGAAGCAGAGCAGAAATGGAACGACTTGCAGGAGGAGCTAAAGCGCCTTCAGGGTGAACATCGCATACTGACGAAACTCATAGACGAATGGGTAGAGCCAAAAACTAAGGAGGAATCAAATGCCACGAATACAACCAAAAAGTGACCAGCACACAGCTGCAACAGTAGATGTAAAGAAACTATTTAGGGAACGACTTATAGACCGATTCAAAGCTACTGACTTTGTTCGTGTTATTAACCCAGACAACGAGGACTTTACTTGGAGCTACCTACCTTCTTCAAAAGAAGATTTACAAATGTCTAGCGATGGTATGCACCGATACGCACTACGTGAAGAACCAGAATACTATTTACTTGCTCCAGGTGAAAGCGAAGTCATTATTGGTGAGAACGCATACATTATGATTGAAGCATTGTTTAAAAAGATGGTAGCTAAAAAGCTGTACATGGATCATGGTGATTTCAAACCTGGTCAACCAGCACGAAACTTTAACTTTTCTGATGCGCTTGCACAGGAACAGCTAATTGACAAGATTTATTTAGGTAAAGAACAGCCAAACTTTGGATCAACTAATGTGGAAGCAAATAATGACACCTCAGCAACAAAAGATTCAGGCACAGCTCGACCTAAGAGCGCAAGAGCTTGACGCTAAAGAAACATATCTAAATACACTTGATAAGGCTTACGACAAGGTACAGCTAAACATT